GCTATACCATCCTTATTAATATCCTCAAACCAAATCAGGATTAATTTACCTACTAATCCACAAATACCTATTGCAATAAACCATCCATAATGCACCTCATTAATCCCCATCTCTGTTACTGCAACAGCACCGATAAGGCCAAAGCTTCTTTCAACCTTATTCCAGAAGCTCATACGGCTCCACCATGATTTTAATTGTGTCATATTAAAACGTTATGTTAAACAATTCGTAAATAATTACCGGCACTGCAATTAGTTTTAATGCCCAATAAGCTGATGGAAATTGATTACCAAGCCTGTCAATAAAACTATTTGTGCCTATGTAAAAAGGACTTTTACTTCTGAGTAAATTAAGTGTTAAATCAAACAACACCCAAAAAGAACAGGTTACAAAAAAGAACCATTTAGATGCTGATTCAAAATCTGATACATCTAAAATAAAACCACCATAGGCAATTGCAAAATTAGCCCTGATAATTGTTAACCATAAATAATCAGGTACGGATTTCTTTTTCTCAATCCACCACCAATTAATAACAGCGTCTATTAAAATGTATATTATCCAAATCATTTCTTTGTAATTTCAAGTTCAAAACTATCTGGTAAATTCTTAGCTAACCAATCCATTTTAACAGTAGAGCTTTCAAGTATTGGCTGATTGCTGTTTACTTCTGCAAACCTGCTCCCTACCAAAATGCAGCCCTTTGAGTGAATTGGTTTAACTCCCCTATGAATTAATATGCCTGACCTACCAGGTACATTTAAAACCCTGAAATAAACGTAAGGTCTATCCGCTTTAGGTGGTTCTTTAATTACTTTATATTTACCTTCAGGAATGCATGAAACAGAACGAGAGTTATTTTTCCACGGGAGCTCTAATGTTTTAGCAATCATTTCACCTTTATCATCATAAAGGCTGCCTAACGTTCTATCACTTAGATAAACTCTTTCCAGCTTCATTTTCTTTCTGTGTTAGCTCTGCAATCTTTTGGTTAACTGCGTTTAATTCACGTTGAATAAATTCTAACTGTGATATTAAATCATAAGCCTTTACTTTTAGTTCTTTTATTTCTTCCATATACTATGTAGTTAGTGCTGTGTAAACCCCGTTCTGCCATCTTGTTTGCCCTGATGCATTTAGATGTACTGAATCTGATAATAAAGTATCTCCACCATTATCTTTTATATCTGTATATAAATCGAAAAACTTTGTATTGTATGTTGTTGCAATTGATTGATAGGCTGTATTGTATTCAGATAAAGTAGTTGCATTTGCCCCACTCTGCTGATAAGGTGGAGAACAAATACATATTTTACTTGCATTATAACCATATCCAATAAGTCCACTTACTATTGTTTCAAGGCTACTCCCAGCAGTGGATGCTGTTACAGAATTTAAAATATCATTAGTTCCATACTGTAAAACAACATAATCTGTATATGGTCTTGTAACTATTTGAGATTCCCATCTTGATATTCCATTATTGGTTCCACTTGTTAATCTTGTTCCGCTTATACCAAGATTTAAATCAGCTACATTTAAAGATGATGATAATGCTCTTAAATATGATGTAACTCCTTGCCCAACAGTATTACTATCTCCAAATCCGCAAATGTTTTCAGTCGCTGTATCCGATGATAAATTATAATTACTATAAAGACTATTAATTACAGATGTGTTTATTGATTCGCTTAAATTTTGCGATGACATACATACCGCTTTTACACCACCGGCCATATTAAATCCTCCGCTAACAAAACCCATTAATCTATATATTAATGTAGCTTGTCCTGCAAAATTTGATGTCTTTGTTAATAAAGTTCTATCATTAATTTTTGCAGAAAGTGTATTGCCATTACGCCTTATTGATAAAATTGAATATCTATTACCAGTTATTCCGGCAACCCATCTTTCGCGAGCAACTCCACCTGTTGCCATCTGGATACTATCATAAGATGATGATGGAGCGTCATGCATTATATAATCACTATTTGTATTTGCTGCTAATAATATTTTTGTTATAGCCCCTGTATCTTTAAAAACAATATATAATGAAAAAGTTGTAGCACTTATTTCAGATGCTCTCAAAAGCTGGTCATTACTGCCATCGAAAATAGGTATACCATCTGTTAATAATGGCCTATTCGCTGAAGTTGATTGAGTCCATTTTGTTCCAGATATTTCGGCCCATTCAGTTATATTACTACCTGATAGAGTAAAATATGATGATGAGTCAGATTGTAGATTTATTAAATCCATATAAGGGTCTATGTTAAAAGAACCACCCGACCACCAATCAGTTAATATTTTTTTATTCATAATTTCTTCTTCTATGCATGAACTTAATCCTAATAAGCCTAAAACCTGTAAAAATTCTCTTCTATGCATTCGTTAATGCTCTCCATCTGCTTGATGTGCCATCATAAAAAAACATAAGACTCTCATCAGCCTGTAACGTTATATCTGCATTTAATGCAAATCTATTACCGGCTGTACTTGATGCAGATTCGTCTTTAATCACTAAATCAAATGAACCAACATTTGCAATTATTAAAAGCCTACCAGATGTACCGCCTGATAAACCTGTTAAATCCCTGCTTGCATCTGTTGATAGTCTTAATATTGAAGCCCCATAAGGCGAACCTCCTGTATTAAATCCAGTTGGATTATAGTCATTTTGATTGGATGTTATTTGTGATGGGCTTAATATAGATGTCCACTCTACATAACCTGAGTCATGTTTAAAAGCCACTTGTGCTGCACCTACTGCTGTATTTGTAGGGTTCCAGTAAAATCCTCTACTTATACCATTAGCACCACCTGTTTGATTTATTATAGGATTGGCTCTCCAAAAATTAAAAATGGCTGTTCCTGATGTTGGTGCAAATGCAGATACAGATGAAGATATATTAAAATAATCAAATGTTCCGCTCGTTGATGTTACGTTTGATGAATATTGAAAAGACACAACACTACCGGCAGTAGAAGTAAATAACATACCACCAGAATGTATTATACTTCCACTTGCCCTCCCCATTCCAAAACCAGAACCAGAAGTAATACCAAATCCAATCCCAGCTGAATTTAAAACATTTATCCCCCCTGTTGACAAAAAAGAAACAGAACTTGTAAATGACCCATTTATAAAATGTTCTATTAATAATTGACCTGTAATAACAGATGTTCCCGTTGATGGTCTTTGAAATAAATACGTTTCAGCGTCTTGACTTGAGGCAGTTGCATTACTTTTCCAGGCTGCACCCTTAAAAGTTAATGCTCCTGAAAATTGGATTTGGTCTGCAACAGTTGATGTAGCTGCGGTTGTGTTTTCAAGTTTTATTTGTCTTGTTACAACCTGTTTTATATTATCTAATTGATATGAAATTAGGTTACCGGCCTGTGCGATTGTATTTGATGCAGTTAAAGTACCGCCTGAAGCTAACAACCAAGCCAAGCCAGTATTTAACTTACCTGTGAATTGAGTTTGTATAGAACTTGTTACGCCCTTAACATAACTTAACTCTGTAAGACTTGGATATGTAGCAGTTGTAAGACTTCCTAAAGACGTTGCACCTGTGAAGTAAGCTATCTCATTGGTTGTTCCTGAGCCGGTTAAATTACCTGACCCACCACTACCAGTATTTGTTGTTAATGCAGACAATACGGATTTTATATCACGCCTTTTTATTTTTGTGCGGATATAATCAATCTCTAAATTGCTGTTTATATTACTCATCCAACTATTGAAACCGTAAATACCTCACTGCCAGCTCCTCCTTTATACTTAATAGTAAATCCAGGGTCAAGCTGCAAAACTATCTTTGTCTGTGTTGAATTTAAATCAGCACTATCAGAAGTAATTGCCTCTCTACCTGATACCTGTATTGTTGTGCCTGATACCCATTCAAGTAATGCTGTTTTACCGTATGCAAACTTTGAAAAATCAAGCTCATTTTCTGATGTACCTGATACGGTTATCTTTTGAGGGTTAACGGATAGTTTAGTTATTGCCATATATTTTAAATAATTATAATCTCACCAAATCTTAATAATTCTTCATAACCACCTGAACGGATATACCCCATTTCATAGTAATAAGTTCCTATATCTTCAAATGTCATATCTGACACTGAGCAATTCATTATAAGTCTGTTGCTGTTACGGGTTACCTGTGAATTGTATTCTTTTAATTCCCGGCCTGAACGCTCATCTAATACTCTAAAAAAGTAACTACCTGAATCATCTGTAAAATCAAATTCAGTTTCATCTTCATCATCATAGTAAAAAGCAAATACAAGATTGATAACAGCCTTACCGTTATAAAATTGCAATCCTTCATTCTCTGCAATAAAACCGCTAACTATTAAATCAGTCGCCATTTAAATAAGTTTGTCTGTTAATTTTATTACTTGTTTTGTCTTTTGCTGTTATCGCTGTGATATGAAAACCGTTACCTATCCTATCACCTCCGCAATCTTTATACAATGGATATTTTGATGAGTCTATTCTTTGCTGTTGCTTGATATAAGTCAGCATTTCACCCTTATAGAACTGTGTCCACTGTTTAGCGTCTTTAATAATGTTACCCATTACCACATCAGAAGCCATTTCGCTGTTCTCTTCTGAAAATTGTCTGAATCCGGTTCTACTTTCATATACGTTGGCCCTAACAATGTAGAACTCATACGCCTGCCATGCTAAAAACTTCTTAATGTATGGGTCAAATAGTGAATCGTTATCAGTAGAAAGTGAATTTGAGTCAAACTCATCCTGTATTTCCTCAAAAAATGCCTTACCTAACACAAAAGAAAGCATGTCCTGCGCTCTTTTGATAGGATTATCAAGCATTTTATTGTCAATGTTCTGACTAATGTCAGTTTCTTGCCGTAAATATTGGTATGTTATTAGCTTGCTCATTCTTCCACCTCTTTAATTTTCATTTCAGCCCAATCTAACATATCCTTGCCACCCCATGCAGCAAATAAAACAGCATCACAAGAATCCATAAACGGAGTATTCTTGTAAATTTCATTTCTTACTAAGAAATTCCTTACTCTTTTAACTTGCTTGTAACTTAATGGCTTGCCTTCAGCGATTGTTTTAGCTACATCCCATCCCATTTTAGTACCGCATCCAGGTTTTTGCTCATTCCATTTAATAGCATCGGAGGCATTTTTACGTGCCTTCTGTGGGTATTGAGTATATAAAAGATTTACCGGCCCTTGCGGTGTTGGTGTTGGTGATTCGATGATTTCAATATTGGTATTTTTCTTTATCCAGTTAAGTTTTGTTTCTGTATTAAGAACTTCCCAAATCTTATCTTCAATAGACTCATCTGCAACAAATGGAGTATGGTCTACAATCTCAAAATCAGTATCAACAGGATAATACCATTCTTTAAATATCTTTTTGTAAGTCTGCTCTAAAATAGCTTGCCATTTAGCCGCCCTTTGTTGCATTAACTTAACGGCAGCCATGATTGTATTACCGTCACCACCTAAACTTACCCCCTCGTGAATGTTTGCAAGAATAGCCGGTACTTTTGTAGCTATTGTAATGTTCTTAGTCGTTAGATTTTGTAACGTATCTAATATCTGGCTATTAACCGATGTCGGGAAAGGCTCTACTACTGGGAACTCTTCCTTATTCTGTGCCCAAAATGCCATAATATTACCTACCCGCTCAGTGCCTGCGAACTTTTCGCCCATCATTTCATCAAACACTTCTCCAATAGTCTTAACGGCTTGTTGTTTGTTGTTATCAGAATCGAAGGCAGTGTCATCCGGATTTGTAGCCGGTGCGTTAGGGTTACCAATCAACTTAAAAATAGCGGATTGTAAGAATCCGTTTTTAAGGTTCTCTTTATGAAACTCACCTATTCTGGCGTCAACCTCCATCCAGTTTTTAGCTGAATAGTAAGAAGGCTGAGGATAAAACCTGCTTAAAGCTCTTGTAGACCCCCAGTAAAATATATGCCCTTTGAATTTCTTACCGTCTTTCTTTAACTGAGCCATAATAACAGCTGGGTCAGGATTAAAAGAATAGTAAGTTTCTGTTTTTTGTTGCTTGTATTTGTCTGTTCCGAAATAAGGATTGTACTTTATTTCATTAATTACCCCGTAACTATCAGGAATACCTAAACGGCAGTTTTCAAAAGGAACAAAAAATATCTGTGAAATCTTAGCCTCTGGGGTATACTTTATATTTAAAGATAATCCCTCATACATGGCCAAAGATTCAGCGCACAAATGATTTATTTCGTCTAATGTTTGGCCTTGCGAATTGACAACTAACTTGCCTATGTCGGTAGAAAACCCATCACCCTGTATAAAATCTGAAATAGTGCTGATACATGAAGCCGCGGCAGGGCTTTCGTATACTAATTTTGAAAGTTTTAAAGGAAAATTATCGTTTGACCCGTAAATTAAATGGTCATCAACCTTTGAACTGTAAGGATTTTCTAAAGGTTGTCTTCTGACGTAGTTTTTAAATCTTTCCATGTAGGTATTCCGAATACGTTCGGGCACTTTCGTAAGTGCTTTCCGTAAAATTCGCAATAATACCCGTCTTTAGCGTGAAGTAAATCGTTCAGAACTGTGGACTTTTCAATGTTCTGCCTTGCGGTGCTGTTTCTTATTTTCTTTTTTATGTCTTTTCTAACGTAACTGTAATGATGCATTACAATTTGCGACCATTCTATACCTGAAGTGAATGATAACTGCCTTGTGGGGTCTACCCTTATTTGCTTTTTAATCGTATATGGTACATTATCCATTACCGACCAGGCATAAGGCATATTTCTATTTAAAACGTGATTACAATCGACTTTATTTAAAAATGGGACTAAGGTAATATCGTACCCTATCGTTAACTCAGGGCTATTAAAATACACCTGAGAGCGACATATTAATCCGTTTGTGCCTGAGTTTAAAACCCTTTCTTTTTCTTTTAAAAACTCCTCTTGTAAATAGAACTCATCGCAATCAATATCTAAGAAATGAGTATATCCTAACCTTTTAGCTGTTACCAATCCAAGTTCCCTTTTTGCTCTTTCGTTTTCTGCCGGTTGTTTTGATAGGTCTGGTTTATAGTAAATAGGGTAAACGTTATTTCGTGTTATTGAGGCGATATAATTAACTGAATCAGCCACAGAATAATCATGCTCACCTGTATTGCTTGTGGTCTGGTAAACTATTATAATACCTTCAACACATGGGCTTATATTACTTACGCTAAACGGCAGTAATTCTATCCCATCGTATACGTTAAATATTGCGGCTACCATTTATTTATTTCGCATGATTCATCAGGTTCACTTGCTTTAGCTTTCAAAGGACATCCGCATAAATTACAAACCCCGTAATAGTTATGCGTACATGATTTACATATACGTAAACGTCTGCGCATTAGTTTGAGCTCTCTGCCTACTATAAGATTAAACCAACCTCGTAAAATATGCCTAATATTCATTTAAATATTTTTTGACTTCATTCCAATATTGAAATATAGGTGCATCAGGATTACCATTACATGTTAACCACCAAGATTGTATAACCTCATCACAAACCTTTAAAGCACTTCTTTTAGCTGATTCTTTACTGGCTTTCTTAAATACATTACCCCAGTCCGCTGTTCCTTCCATCTCTGAGAACTCATAAAACGTTTCATAGAGTTCATCGGCTTTTTCTTTTGGTGTTTTCATTGGCTTAATAAACAAACTGAATCACTAAATTTAATTACTTCTCCTGTTTCTAATCTTACTCCATCATGAGCAGCATAACAGAAGAATGTTTTATGTCCGGTTAATATTTTCATATTCAAATCATAAATTAAACAACTTGCTACGCTTTGGTCATGGCGGTGGTCATTCCATTTCCCATGATATAAATCAGTTAACCCTATGTAGTCTTTTAAAAACTTCTGAGTAATGTCATGGTCTACATTAAAAGCCATACAACAGGCCATAATCATGTTGATATTCATGGCCTCCTGCCTGGTTATACCAAAGTATTGAAGGCATTTGTCATTTGTCCACATCCCCAAACTATGACCGATGTTATTAAAAAAAGCATAACCATGCTGCGCAATATGGTCAAAAAGTGGGTGTATCGGTTTGATAGCAATAATCGGACTATCACACCATATAATTTGACTGTAACCAAGCTCAATCGCTTTCTTAATGGCATAGGATTTAAACTTATAAGGTACCACTGAATGATGTTCACAGTTAATCTCTTTATAATCCGTAAACATTAACAGGTCTGCATCTGTATTGTCTTTTAAAGACTGTTCAAGGCGTTTTAACTTACGCTTATAATCTCCAGCTCCATCAGCAAAACTAACTATGCAACGCTTCATAGGCTTCTGATTTAGTAGTTCTGTTATATTCATGTAAAATATTATCTGAATGCGCAAAGGTACGGCAGTTCTTTAATGCCTGTTTTATAAATCCTGTGTCTTCATCCCAATTAGCATCAGGGAAATTAACACCTTCCAATACGCCACGCCTGAAGGCGCATACATGGTACGGCCTTCTGTTTATAATCCCTGGTTTAGCTTGGTCATCTAACTTTGTTTTGAAGTGCATCTTTACCACCATCCAGAAGTTATCAAACTTGGATATGTTATTGAAAGTGCATACATCTGCCCCTTTATTAGCAAGCCTTACCAAAGTTTCAACGTAATCCGGGCTTATATTGTCGTCATCATCAAGCCAACAAACATACTCACCTTTTGAAAGCTCTAAACCTTTCTGCCTTTTACGGCCTATTGAATCACCACCGTCTTTAAACTTAGGGCTGTTTACTTCTACTATTTCAATTTGTCCTAATGTCGGATGGTACTTTTGACAATAGTCTATTTGTGATTGGACTTTTGTCTTTAGCTTTTGAAAACTCTCTGAACGCTCAGGAATGGTAATCATTATAATACTCAGAATCATTTAGCGTAAATTAAGTTTTCTGCACTCGTATAAATAACATTGAACCCATAAAGTATTCGGTCAAATTCTGACTTTACTTCTGGCTTACTATTCCACTCAGCACACACTAACTTTACATCTGTAAAGTCCATCTGTTTCATAATTTCAACTTCCATTCCTTCCACGTCAATACTTACAAAATCAAACTTCTTAAACTTTATCCTGTTTAAAAAAGTCTTATATCTGTAGCATTGAACCTCTACATCAGTATACTGTGTTGTTGACTTCCATCGGTTTGTTTCTTCAGGTATTAACGTACTCAATAAACCTGAATCAGATTTGCCTAAATGGGAACCGCTATCTTTAAGAATTACTTTGTCGTTAGTGGTTCCTAAAGCAAACGGATAACAGTAAACGTTTTTATTACCCTTGTAAAGCTCTTGTAATTTAACAAAAGCAGTTGGCGAAGGCTCAACACATACCCCACTCCATCCCTGCTCCGCCAATGCTCTTGTATTACTCAAGGTTATCCCGTCATTGCTTCCAATATCGAGAAACACACCTTTAAAATCTTTGAAGTAATCTTTAATTACTTGCTCTTCGTTATTCTGTGAATACATTATTTTTTCCAATAAGTTATACCATTATTTAAAACACATTGAGGTTGGTCATCATAAGCATAGTTACCTAAATATTCATAAAATGCTTTCTTGCATCCGGCAAGATTCCAGTCATCTATAATCATAATACCGCCTTTTACTAACTGAGGGTAAAGATGTTCTAAACACACCTTAGTACTATCATAAAGGTCACCGTCTAACCTTAAAACAGCTATACCATTAGGCGCATCCCATAAAGGAACGGTGTGCTGAAACCATCCCTTGATTAAAGTGTAGTTTTCTAATCCCCATCGCTCAAAATTCTTTTCTACATCTTCAAATGAATGGACCGTAATGCCTGAGCTTTCTAAAACTCCATCCTTGCCTTTAACTTTCTTACTCATACCAGGCTGTTGGTCATCTTTAGGACCAGCCCACGGGATACCCTCAAATGAATCAAAACCGTAAGCATGACGGCCAGCGTAAGCCATAGCCGCTAGGTTGTTTCCGGTAGCTACTCCGCACTCTACAAAATCACCTTCAATATTATTATCAATTACATATTTAGCGCATTGATATGTTAATTCTATTGTCTGCCAAGTAGAATAATTAGGCTCAATGATTCTGCTAATCTGTTTATTTTTGGGTTCTGAAATCATAATGATATAAATGCTTTGGAATATGTACGCTCGTTTTTATAAGGTTTAAATCTTTTATTCTTGTAGCCCATGCGAAATCTTCACCTTGCCAAACTTCAGGAAATCTAACCTGATTAGCTATTGATTTTCTAATAACCGCTAAGTGATTAGGATACCTGAAAAACATATACTTACCCTTCTCATGCCTTGCCTCGTATCTTTCACCTAACTTAATAACCCAGTCTACCCTATTCCTGCCGTTCTCAGTATACCAACCCTCAAAGGTTACGCAGTCAGGATTCGATTCTAAAGCCTTTAGGATGTCGTCAATATATGTAGGAGCTATCCAGTCATCGTCATCAATAAAACACACCCATGCCCCGGAAGATTGATTTATAAGGTCGTTTCTTTTCTTTCCTGTTGGCACATGCTTTGGCCGTGGGTCTATTAAAAACTCCACCGGCTTACCTTCCATTTGAGGCGTTAACAAATTACTCAACCTTTTGAGGTAATTTGCCCGCTCAGGAATGGTGCACGTGAGGATTGATAATTTCATAGCGGAAACCCTTGTAATCTTCTTTTCTCAAATAATCTTTCGCCCTGCTTCCAGTATCCTTCACTTTTCTTATATGTTTCATCCATTGGCGCTTTACCTACGCTAGGATGTTTATGTTCAAACTTTAAATGCCGTGCATATCGTAACCATCCGTTACGTTTTACAACCTCGTATAAGTCGCAATCACAAAACATGCTTTTATAATCAGGATGCCAGAAATAACCCAAAGTATTGTAAAGTTCTTTTGACATTATAGGGATAGTCAATACCGGAACTTCAAACTTCTGTAAACAGTCATCAACCTTAATAAGAAATACTGAGCTTGGAATATGTGTTTTTATTTCGTGCTCTAATAGCTGTGCCCAATTATCAGGGCAATCAAAATCGTCACTAAGGTAAATAAGAACATCACCAGTAGCAAGTTTAGCCGCATGGTTGGTAGCCTGAACAACACAATCGTTATCGTTCATGGTAACCTTTAAATCCATGCCGGTACTTAATTCTAAATAATCAAACTTCTTAGAATCGCTTGTGTCTAACGATAGTATCCACTCAACATCACCGCCTGATTTTTCAATCCATTTTTTAGCTGTTTGAATCGCTTGCTGTGGTCTGCCTCGGCTTGGATGGATTAAACTAAACCTCATAAATATTCTACTTTCAAATTCTGCGTTTCTAACCACTGACTAAAAAACCTTTCACAGATAAAAGGATGCATAGGGTAATAACCTACCCCCAAATCAATCTTAGCCTTATCTGTTAATGGTTCTCTTTTCAATTTTGTATAGTTTGCGTTCTGCCAACATAGTTTGTTTATCTCAGCATCATTTACCATAACATCCATGCATGGTATTAAAAACTCTGTCACATATTTCTTATAAATTTGTGACTTGGCTATAAAAGCATTTTGATACACCGGATATTTAGGTTCTTTGGGGATTATGTTTACCGCTTTTACCATAATTTTAGTGAGTAGCTCGGTAAAACCAGGATGCCAAACCTCAGCGCCCGCTAACATCTTGTGAAATTTAGAACTGCGGCTGAAGGAAAGCACGTCATAATCCTCTTCAAGTACTTCCCTAGTTAATTTTCTGATGTTTAACCGCATTTTTGAACGCAAAGCCCATGAAGTAACGGATATTTTATCGCAATCAGCCTCTAAAACCAGCTTTTTTATGACTGCATTCTCAAAAAATGGCGTTAGTTTGTCGTTAAAGTAAGGTATCGCAAATGGATACAGATGTGAAAGCTGTAAATCTCGGTAGTAAATCTGATAAAATTTTATTTCCTGAGCCATGCCAGCACTTTTCTATAACAGGAACCACATTTATACCCTACCTGTGTATCCCCCGTGCTATTTTTATAAGCATCAAACGCCTCAACCCATACAGGATGCTCTTTGAATGTACCTAAAACACCGTTATCTGATAGCTTTTTAAGTAATTCCGCCTTCATGGCTGTAAATTTAAAAAAGTAATAACTATTTTAAAAATTATTCCGGCCTTAATTTTAATTCATATTCAATCCGGATAATTTTCTTTTCGATATTGTCGGCTTTCTCGGCTACTCTTTTAATATCTGTTTTAACCTCGTTGTAAGAGGTAACCATCAGGAAAGATGCCAATGAAATAGACCCATACATTATCCATTTCATGACTGTTGTTATATCTGTTCTCATTTCTGTGCTCATTGGTTTATGCTATTCTTATTGCCCTTATTGAAGTTGATTTATCAGAATTATTTGATACGTTGTTAGCCGTATTTAAACCCGTACCGTCCGAAACAATACAGTTACCAGTTTGAGTTGTAGCACCCCTTGCCCCCCTTAATTTATAAGTAGTAGTGGAAGCAGGTGTTACTATTGCTGATAGCGTTACATTACCCCAAGTTCTTACAGTTGCAGTACCGGCTACTATGTGCTGTGCACCTTCCGCTATCACTGTGTTTGCATTATCAGTTATTGCCGCTATTAAAACCGTTGCCGTGGTTGTTTGTGATGAGCCGTTTATTGTAGCTAATATCAACCACGTACCCGCAGCCAATGAAATGCTTGCCCCTGTAATATCCGCATAAGTAGCAGCCGATAAAGTAGTTTCTGCTGTACAAAATGCCTGGGCTGTTGTTAAACTTATTGCCTTAGTTGTTGTTCCTGTTAATCCAAAACCATTAGTAATTACCGGCTCTTTACCATCAAGAGTAGTTTGTAAATTGGTTATATCTGATATTGCGTGAGTATGTGTAGATGCCGCATAACTACCTGATGCCTGTTTACCATCTAAGGCAGTTTGAAGTCCTGTTACATCACTAATAGCGTGACTGTGTGTAGATGATGCCTTACCGTCTAATGTTGTTTGTAGGCTTGTTATATCGCTTATTACGTGACTATGAGTAGTAGGCGCATCACCTACATACATAAAATCCCCATCTGTTACGGCTGTATTAAATTGCGCCTTAGTGCCTGTTATGCCTACTATTGAGGTTTGGTCGCCTGTATTTGTTCCTGTGATAGCATCTAGTTTAGTCTCTTGGGCATCGGTCATAAACCTTTTATCAGTGCTATCAGTTTGGTTTGCCGTTGTATTTAAACCTAAGTTAGTTCTTGCCGTTGATGCATTAGTTAAGTCTGATAAATTATTACTTGAAAGTAAATCACCACCACCGGCAAGAGTAGCAAATTCAAGAGCGTTAGAACCTGCGTTTACCTTAACAAACTTACCAGCCTGACCTGAGAAACTTGATGGAGTATCAGTAAGAGCTAAAAAAGTAGTAGCACCTGATGAACCACCACTTGTATTAATAATGGTAGTGGTTTTCTTAGATGCAGCTCTTTTAATCTTTTTATTTAAACTCCTATATGCTTTTTTAAAGTCCATAAAAAAAGGTGAGGTTTTACCCCCACCTCTCCAAACTTAAACCTATGAAAAAATATTATGCTGTTCTTGCTTCAAGGTACGCTAATGTAGTATTTACATCCGTTCTTAAAAACCTTTTCGGCAATTCTCTCTCTGAACCGGTCAAAGTTAAAGTCGTTACAGTTGAGTCGGCAAGTTGTCTGCCTGTCCCGCCTGTTCCATCCGTTAAACCTAAACCTGATGCAGCACCGTAGATGAAAAACTCATCATTGTTCGTTTGAACTATTACAAACACATCAGAAGTCAATAAGTCTTCAATTACTCCGTCATCGGTAGGGTCATTGTTAAACAACCTTAAAATAACGGTTTGGTTAATAGCCACGTTACCACCTTCAGACTTTACAGCCTGGAAGCTGGCCTCATGGCTAAACTTTGAAGACTCAAACAAATATAAAGACTGATATGTAGAAAGTTCAATGTTAGTAACATACGATGAGCCGGTTGCTATGGTGCTGGATAGGTCCTCAATATTACCCACCCATACACGTTTTGCAACACCGCCTACCCTTCTAAGGTCATCGCATGATACAGTTATCCCAGTTGATATTCTACAATTCGCCATATATTAGTCGTGGAATGCGATTAAATCACAGTTAATAAATTGAACACCAAAACGCATTGCTGATTGCATGTAGTATGTTTTTAACCTCTGGTCGTAAAAACCTTCTAAGCTATTCAGGTCAGCAGCATTTTCAACACCTAAAACGATGTTAGCAAAACGAGATGAACCTTTAGTAGTGTAGATGATAAAGTTCTTCATGTTGTTATAGAATGGGTTAGAAGAATCTTGCAGGTCGTTATCTGCAATCCACAGAGGGCGAACTTCAATACCACGATAGAACAACTGAGTAGTACCATCTTGCAACAGCTTAAACTGGCCTTCAGTACCGTTAGTGTTAGCTTCCAAAGAACCTAAATAGTTCTCGTAAACTGCACCGGTTACCCAGAACACTTTTTCAGAGTTAGGGATTTGCTTCAGGATGATAGCAGCTCCTTCATGAGTAGCTTTCAACGCTGTAAGAGATTCACCAGAAGTTAGTACAGTGGTAGCTGAGTTACCCAATGAGTTACCTACACGCTTAACGCAGTAGTTAGAGAATGCATCGTACATCTTTACAAAAAGACCTTCAATCATATTGTAGTCAGATGAACCTGCAGCATCGTTACCGAAAAGTGCTATACGCCAAATGTCACGTCTTACAGAATCCAAAAGTTGGTCAAACAAGAATGAACGTAACTTTGCAGTTGGCTCGAACCCTGCTAAACCATCGGCTGCCCATGTGGGGTCGTTAGTAAGCTGAGAAGCAGCAGATGACCATTCCTCATAACACCACTCATGATTAATCTCAAACTTTGCTACACTCAACTTACGGTCAGATAAAGTACCTGATGCTGTGTAAGTAGGTGAACAACCTTGAGCCGCCTTCAGAATCTTAGAAAGAGGGGCACCATAGATAAGGTACTCATCAGTTCTGATTCCCTGGCGGATGTTAAACATATCAGAAAGTGCAGGCGTGCCAATAGATGGCTGCATGAAAATTTCTGTAGGCAAATTACCATCAAAGGTAAATGATGGAGAATAAGTATAGCCGGCTGCGTTCTGTGGGCCAGCGTTTTTAAATTTGTGTGCTTTCATTTTTAGTTGGTTAAATTAATCTACGGCCCTGTAAAAATCTTCTCAAATCCTCAGTAGCAGGGTCGTATACTTCTGTGGTTTCTACATTCTTATCTGGTGCATCCTGTGGGCCGTTCTGCTCGCCTACGGTTACATTTTTCAGCTCATTGTATTTAGCTTCAAGTGCTTTAATTGATGCCTCAAACTTTGCAATCTTCTTGTTAGATACTTCAGCCTCTTTAGCTTTAGCTTCTACCTCCTGATTCTTAGCATCCAGTAAAGCCTGCATTTCTTCGAGCTTCTTTTTCATGTCTTCCATCGGGTCAGTAGTCTCTTCCGGCTCAGGTGCAGGCGCTTGAATAGCGGCCGATACTGTGCCTTGTTGAATAGTCAACTCAATACCCTCAGCGGTCTGATATACACCATCTTCCAAAGGTGAACCGTCAACAGTTGAAACGGTAGCCCCTACCATTTCCTCAGCGGTAGGCGTTTCGCTTTCTGTTCCTACTACCACCTGAACACCATTAGCCAATGTCAGAGTAGCTACGTTTTTAGGTGATTCACCCGTAATCAGGTTTTTCAATTCAGCAAATCCTTTATCCAGGATTTCAACCAGTTTATTTTTTTCTTTACTCATTTTAATTTTTGTTACATCTATGTAGGCAACGGCTTTTAGTTTGTCTTGTATTTCATCAACGAAGCCCCGCTGTTTAGCTTCATCGGCTGTCATCCACGTCTCATTATCCATCATCATAGATAATTCATCAGGGCTTAAACCTGTCCGTTTCTGATACACTGATATAATGGTATTCTTAATGCGGTCAAGCTGGCCGGCAGCATTGATTAAGTCATCGGACTCACCGCTTAAGGTTACATTAGGATTGTGTATCATGAATTCGGCCGGTTTAGTCATAATGACCTTATCACCTGCCTGCGCTATTAATGTGGCTATGGATGCGCAAAGTCCTTCGATTATTACAGTAGTTGGTTTTTTGAGGTTTGAAAGTATGCCGTAAATAGCATACCCCTCATACACATCACCGCCTACAGATGAGATATGCACCTCGTAATCTGTGGCGTTTGGTTCTATTTGGTCTTGAATAGATTTAGCAGTAACCTGCGCACCTATTTCTCCATAAATGAAAATATGCCCTGTCATTAGGACAAAGTTCCCAAATTAGGATATATTCTCTTTGAAGTTGTTTATTCAAATCTTTTAATAACCTCATACACCCACCTATCTGAAATATTATAGGTTAATGAGGTTTGTTTGATAGCTTCCGAATGGCTTACAGTCTTTTTCTTTTCCCTATAGTAAATGTAAACTTCCTCATACTTAGCCACAGAGCAACTAATCCAACCATCCTTCATCATGGCCTTAACTGCGCTTTGTGGTATACCGTACTTTTCAGATAGCGTCATTTTCGTGAGATGTTTTGTTTAACAGAAACCCTATTTTGAACTTTAGAAATCTCTTTAACACTTACTACCGGCTGAGGCATTTTCTTCAATGAATTAGCTAACATCATAGCTTGATTTATAGGCGCTGTAGATGTGTTTGTTACCAGACCACCATCAGCATAGCCTTTTAATCTTTGACGTTCTAATGTGCTTAAAAGTGGCCTGTTTTGTGGCATTTCAACCAGGTGTTTAGGTACTACATATTCACCCCTGTGAACAATACCGGCAGGCTCATATTTACCACCTTTACCAGTATAACCACCCTCAGCGAAGCCTATCCCGTTAATACGGGCAACGTTGGCAAGACCCTGAGCAATAGTAGCAGCCGCAAAAGCAAAAGATAATGGAGGTCCTGGCTCTCCTTCTAGTGCTTTTGTTGCGGCTAAGTAAGTAGCAATAATTGCCTCACTTGAGGCAGTTGCTTTATATAAAGCAGATTGTTCACCACCAAAAGTAGCCGCTATTGTACTGGCCGCCTGAAAGTACATTAAGGTTGCCATTTCTTTAGCTTCCTGAGCGGCTATGTAGTTATCACTATCTCTTTGGTATTGGTCATTTAATGCCTGAGTCCTATCGGAAGCCAGCTTAACCAAATCGTTACCAAAGTCTTTAGTTACCTTTATTTGGTCTTTAAAAGTATCCTGTAGTCCTTCCTCCGCCCTTCCGGTTGCGGTTGTCCCGCCTTCTAAATCTCTGATTCGTTTACGTCTTTGAAATTCTGAGTCTAATTCATTATTTGTAGCTTTTTGTGCCGCAACTCTTTTATTTTCAGCATTAACAATAGAGTTTAACTGTTTCTCAATTTTTTCAGTTTGCTTTGTTTCTTCTTTTAATATCTGTGCTTTTTGAGCTTTCAGTGCATTAATTTTAGCCTCAGCATCTTCTTTATTTTCTTGTGTTGATGCTATTTGAATTTCAGCTATTAATTCACGTTCTATTAGCTTCCTTCGTTCTTCTGCATTTTTACGGATGTTTTCTTTAGCCTTCTCTGCAAATGCTATCTTATCGTTTATGCTTGTTTCCTGATTAGCAATCTCGGTTAGTAGCTCTGAGTTTTCAGCTAATCTTTCATTAATCTCAGCCTGAATTAAAGACCTATCACGGCCTATCTGCTCAAGTTCTTCCTGAGCTAAAGCGGCTATCCTTGATTGAGCGGCAACGTTTAGCCCCGCAAATTGTAAGACAATAGAATTAACAAAGCTGGATAAAAGCCCTTCACCATCTTCTACACTTGAAAAAAGCCCCGCAAAATTATCCGTTAACCTTGCTACCGCAAATCCAAGCTGATTAGAGGCAAACTCTAAATCTTTTGCACCTATTGATGAGCGGGCATAAGCGGCAGCCAAAGCACCGGCAATGCCAGCAGCGGCACCGGCAGGTGTTAGAAATTCACTTAGCTTTGAAGATAATGCCCCTACATTTGTTCCGGCTATATTTAAATTACCGGCAGCCTCCTCTATTGACTTTGAATAGTTACCTACATTTAAACGCTGTTTTTCTAAGGCATTACTATTCTCTTTAATAGTTTGGTTATTCCTATCAATAGCCTTATTCAAAGCCTCTATCTGCTTCCTGCCTTCTTCAGTAGCCGTATTAGCTTTATTTCTTTCCTGAGTTAATAATCTATTCTCAGCCCTTAATCTTTCAATAGACTTTACGCTATCCGAAGTATCTAATGTAAGGTTTAATAATATGTCTTTCTCCTCTGCCATTTCTTTTTATTTAAGGTGATACGCAAGGCACATCCGCGCAGCTTGCGTAAACTGTATCGCTTACTAAAGTATAATCTGATGGTGCTGAACCTAAAGCATAAATATAGGCCGCATAAATACCCTCAGCATTATACCATTTGTTAAATCTTAATTGACCTATTGATTCATATTCCACAACCTGAGCCGATAATACTAACGCACATGTTGAGCAATTATACAGGTCTGCTAAATAATATCTAACGGTAGTAGTAGGTGGAGTAACCGGTGTGCTTCCCTCCTCATCAGGTGTTTGAACTGTTCCGCCTGTTTCTACCTGGTTATTCTGTATGCTGATTAACTCCATCTCACAAGGTCTGCCATTACCTTGATAACCTGTAATACTGTTAACCAAAAACAACCCGTTTACCTGTTCTTTCTTAATTCTTACCGGTCGTAAAAAGTCTATTTGTTTGAAAACAAACTCTGGCAAATAAGCCGTTACATTTAATAATGTTCCATTATTTAAAAGGTTCTGAGTTGACTTATAATAAATATCTAATAACCCTTTTTGATTAGAGTTTTGAGGCGTACCCCATGAAAGGCTTATATTTCTTTTATTGCCTAAGTTTGTGCCGTTGTTAGGATAGTAGAAATAAGCTAATCCAATCGTATCATAATCGTTTGAATCAGGGCCATAAATAATATCTGAATTACCTATATCGGTAAGTTTAGTCGATGGCCTATTTATTAATAATGCCTGTTCATCATTATCTAGATCCTCCCATTCGAGTTCAGTAATAGTACAAGTCGCATCCCCTAAATAAACAACATCTCTTAAAACAACATAAGATGCAGCGTTAATTAATATTTCGTGGTCACCGTTATACTCATCTATTGTTGAAAGGCTTACCCGTACAAGTGTACCGGCAAAGTCATTGCTACCGCTAAAGTTAAACCTCGCATAACCATCACCATTATCCGTTACACTTGTTATTGATTTGGTGACATCGTTTTCAACCATCTCAACGTAATCAAATCTTGGAAGACTTGATAAAAAATCAACATCCTGTTGCCACCCAGAAATAAAATCCAACTCTAATAAATCATTAGACTCGTCTAAAAATTCATTATCAATGGTTATCTGACCACCACCATAAGGTATAACATTCTCTTGGTCATACCTTGTTTGCTCATCAAAATCCTGAGCTTGATATAAAAAATTGTTTATTTGTGAATAGCTATCTACAAACTCAGTATAATTAATATCATTCAGTTCAATATATTCGCTAATGTCTACAGGTTCAGCCCTTAAAATATTATCTAATTTCTTAACGGTTAAAACTTTTGAAATAGGATTGTAAGAACAAAATCCATTAAATAGCTTAAATATAGATGGTATAAACTCATTAGCTTTTACATCTGGAAGTAATGAAGATGCGTAAACCTTATTGAATTTTGTAGGCTTAACCTTTACCCATGAGCCTGTTAAAACATCAATTGTACCAGAACCCGCAATATCTGAATATTGCATTTTGATTTCTACGTATTCACCTGTAGCAAAACCGCCTAATCTTGTAACAGTATTAAAATCAGTGCTATCAACTGTTTTAGTTATTGTTCTTGTTATTTGATTAAGCGATAATACCTGCTTATCATATAATGTACCATTTACGTATATTCTAACAGAAATAGAACTTAGTACCGTTGATGGTTGTTCAATTTTAATACTATAAGATACCTCAAATTTTAAAACATTTTCTGTGAATGTATATCGTGAATTTGTGGTGTCCCAATTCGAATAAGTACTTTGTTCGTATGGAGTATTTGTATCTGTAAATGTTATTGATGTTAGAGTATTCTCATTTATAGTTTGATTGGATGATTTACCGATATAGGTTGATTGTGCGTCAATGTTTGCCTGAACACCACCCAAACCATTGTTAGTGGTTATGAGGCTATTATAAAGTGCATCGCTTTCTAAATCACCTTCTAATTTAATACCCTCCTGAGCTAATACAGAATTTACAACATCTTTAACATAAATAAACGGCTGAAAATCTTGGTCGTAATAATAGCCTATTTTTCTAGTAAGTAATCCACCTCGATTAATAAACGGCCATACTATACCTGAATCTAAAGACCATGAGGAAACAATACCTGCCGATGTGGTTTCTTTATCGTATCTTGAAAAGTTATAATTTCTTATATTAGTTTCTAAAAGCTGAAACCAATCCGAATTACCTGAGAAGAAGTTAACTCTTATTTCTCTCTTGTCTGATGTTTCAATCCTTAAAAATCCTACATAAAGAATCTCGCCTGAATCGCTTAATAACTGGCAGTCTATCCTTCTGTTCCAGTAGTTTAAAGCGTTTAATCCATTGATACCAAGTATGTCGATATTGTTAGCAGTTACAGGTAGTGTAAAACTATAAGAGTAATCCCCGTCAATAGTGCTAATGTCATCAAATAG